ATACTCGTCATTCAGCCAAGCAGATGAAGACACAGCAGACAAGGTGATGCCAATGCCTATATTTGTTAGCCACTAACAGATAAATACACTGTATGAACTTAAATGTTATAGCAAAAGACCTTTTTAACAAAATTAGAGGGCAATTTCCTCAGGTTACATTGGGCGATTCACAGGGTAAAGCAACCACTGAACCCACTGAAGCAAGGTTTTTTGACTTCGATTTCAAAGAGGGCGGAAACACCCTAGGAAAGGTAAGTATTAGCATTAGTGAAGAAGATGGCTTGGTTGTGATGCACAGCAAAGACTTTGTAGAACAGTCAGATGAGCCATTAAAACACGGTTGGTACAACTTTTTAAAAGAATTAAGAGGTTTTGCCAAAGCAAGAATACTCGGGTTTGATACAAGAGATATCACAAAAAGTAATCTTGAAAAAAGAGACTACGATTTTTTAGGACAAGGAAAAGAGGTAGAAAAAGTGAGCGAATCAAATTTATACGGAACAACAAAAACAAGTTTTCAATCTGTGGGAGAAGCACGTTTAGTAATTAAACATTCTGCTCCAGTAAATCCGACAGTAGCAGGTGGTAGAACACACAGAATAGAATCTCTTTTCATAGAAAACAACGCAGGCGAAAGATTCAAATATCCATTCAAACATTTGAACGGTGCTAGAGCAATGGCCCGTCACGTATCAGAAGGCGGCAATCCATTTGACGACTTTGGTAAGCACATTTCTGAAATGAGTTCAGAATTAAATCAATTAAGAAAATTCAAAACATACATGAACAGATCAAGTGTAATGGCAGAAGGATTAAAAAAATATCAATCCGTTGTGGATGAAAGAATAGAAGAAATTAAAACAAGTTGTTTAAAATTACAAAAACAAAACAACTATAAAGAATCGTTTGAAGGTTATAGTAAATCAGAATTAGCAGAAGTTCCAGAAGATGTTAAAAAATCTTGGATTGATGAATTAACTATTAAAACGTTTAACGAAGAATTACAAGATGTATTTCCTTACATCTACAAACTAGTTTCAGAAAGAACAGCAATAGAAGAATTAGGACCAACATCTTTTGAAGCACATGGATACCAAGGTGGCATTGAACCAAGAACTTTGAAGTATGATCTAGTTGGTGACTTTGATCCTGAAAATCCAATCAGTGATATGGAAATAGACAATGTTCAAAATTTATTATCAAAAGCAGGGATTTCAGCAGATGTACAATCTGATCCAGCAAACTTCCAAGGTGTAGTTGTACACACAGATACAAATCCAGAAGAAATAGAAAAAGTATTAGGCGGTATGATTGAAACTGTGGATAACTTTCATGAGTTTGAATCAGCAATGGACGATGTTGTAAGAGAAGATAACGGATTGTTTTCACAAGATGCAGAGGAACAAAATTTAGCACTAGAAAAATTAAACACACTAATGGCAAAACATTTTCCTGTAGGTGTTAATGGTACAAATGGTATTGAAAGTCTAGCAGGTATAATTGATGATCAAGAATTAAATGCTCAAATTGAAAAAGCGGCAAACGAAGATTCAGATGCTTGTATGCGTCCAATGATTTTAGATTATATTTCCCAAAAAGATCCTACATTAGTTTCAAAAATTGAAACAGGTGACATGAAACAAGATCCAGGAATAAACAAAAAAGAAGAAATTACATTTGAAGATATTAAACCATATGTGTCAATGTACAAAGGTGACGATGGCAAGATGGTGTATGATATTTTAGGCAAAGATGGAAAATCTGTAACAAAATTTAATAATGCCAAAGACGCAATGGAATATTTAAGAAAAAACTTCGACACATTAAAAAACAAAAAAGAAGGTGAAGAAGGTAAAGAAGGTTGTGGACCAGATTGTGCAGATCACGGTTGTGATTGTGAATATGGTAGAGCAGGCAAAGAAGCCAAAGATAAAGAATTAAGCAACAAAGAAGAAACTGTAGAAGATTTTGTTAAAAGTTTCTTTGACTACACATCAAATCAATTTCCTAAAGGTGAAACAGCAGTATTAACTTCAGTAGAAAAGAAGTTTGGCGACAGTGCTGTGGCAACTGCACAGGAAACAATTCAAAACTTAATGGCAAATAAAGATCCAGAAATTGCCAAAATTAAAAAATTAGCAGGCGTTCAATAATTAAGTTTACCAAATCAGGTTGACTAAATAGTAATATTAGTATATATTTGACATTATGTTTGTCTTGTGCTATACTAATATTTTAAAGGCACATAATATAATAACAACAGGCAATAAAGGAGGCTTAAATTATGGCAACACTACAAGAGATCAGAGCAAAACTGAAAGAACAAGAATCTAAATCAGGAGGCTCTAATTCAAGAACAGGCGGAGACAACGCCATTTACCCATTTTGGAATCTAAAAGAAGGAGAGCAGGCAACTGTTCGTTTCTTGCCAGATGGCGATAAAGAAAACACTTTTTTCTGGAAAGAAAGGTTAATGATTAAATTACCTTTTGCAGGAATCAAAGGTGAAACAGATTCAAGACCAGTACAAGTACAAGTTCCATGTATGGAAATGTACGGCGAGTCTTGTAATATCTTATCCGAAGTAAGAGGATGGTTCAAAGATCCTAAATTAGAAGATTTAGGAAGAAAATACTGGAAGAAAAGAAGTTATATTTTCCAAGGTTTTGTAAAAGACGATCCGATCGGAGAAGAATCAACTCCAGAGAATCCAATTAGAAGATTCATAATTGGTCCACAAATATTCCAAATAATTAAAGGAGCATTAATGGATCCAGATATGGAAGACCTTCCAACTGATTCAACAAGCGGTGTTGATTTTAGAATCATCAAAACATCTAAAGGTGGATATGCTGATTACTCAACGTCAACATGGTCTAGAAAATCAAGACCTTTAACAGAAGACGAAAACAAAGCAATTGAAAACAACACTCTTTTCAATTTAAATGATTTTCTTCCAAAAAAACCTAGCGAAGTTGAAGTTAAGGTTATGAAGGAGATGTTTGAAGCATCTGTTGACGGCGAAGCATATGATCAAGATAAATTTGGTCAATACTTTAGACCTGCAGGCTTGTCATCAAGAACAGGTGACCCAGTAACTCCAAAAGCAGAAACTCCAGCACCAGCGGCTGAAGTGAAAGCACAACCAGTTGCTGAAACAACGCAAGAAGCACCAAAGCCAACTGCTGAATCAAGCGGAAAAGCAGAGGACATTTTAGCGATGATTAGAGCAAGACAACAAAAATAATAATAAGCATATTGTGGGGAGGCAACTCCCCACACAACTTAAAGGTAAAAAATTATGGTAAAGGCATTTGACGTTAGTAAATTTAGAAAGACTTTGACAAAATCCATCACAGGAATGAGTTCAGGGTTCAATGATCCAACAGATTGGATCTCTACAGGCAATTACGCACTTAACTATTTGGTGAGTGGTGATTTCCAAAAAGGTATTCCATTAGGAAAAGTAACTGTGTTTGCAGGAGAATCAGGAGCAGGTAAATCATATATCTGTGCAGGTAACATTGTAAAACACGCACAAGAGCAAGGCATATTTGTTGTATTAATTGATTCAGAAAATGCACTTGATGAAACTTGGTTAAAAGCATTAGACGTAGACACTGATGAAAAGAAACTATTAAAACTTAATATGAGCATGATTGATGACGTTGCTAAAACAGTGTCAACTTTTATGGATGACTACAGAGCAATGAATGAAGAAGACAGACCAAAAGTATTGTTTGTAATTGATTCATTAGGTATGTTGCTAACTCCAACTGATGTTGATCAGTTTCAGAAAGGTGATATGAAAGGTGACATGGGTAGAAAACCTAAGGCACTTACATCACTTGTACGTAACACTGTGAACATGATTGGTTCGCACAATGTAGGACTTGTATGTACTAACCACACATATGCATCGCAGGATATGTTTGATCCAGACGATAAGATATCGGGCGGACAAGGATTTATCTATGCATCATCTATTGTAGTAGCAATGAAGAAATTGAAACTGAAAGAAGATGAAGCAGGTAATAAGATTAGCGAAGTACGTGGTATTAGAGCAGGCTGTAAAGTTATGAAAACTAGATATGCTAAACCTTTTGAAGGTGTACAAGTTAAGATTCCATATGAAACTGGAATGAATCCTTACTCAGGACTTGTTGATCTTTTTGAAAAGAAAGGTATATTAGTTAAAGAAGGAAACAGACTTAAATATGTTGATTCTAAAGGAACAGAAACTAAAGAATATCGTAAAGTATGGGAAAGTGGTGGAGAACCATTAGACAATATTATGAAAGAGTTCAATAGTATTCCTGATTCTGTAGAAGAAAAAGAAACTGTTAACGTAGATGAGGAATAAATGATAGAAGGAAGTCAACTAGTTGAAATTTGGCAATTTTTTAGAGAGTACATGGATAGAAAACAACCTATCGAAGTAGTTGCTGAAAAATTTATAGACTTAATGGCAGACTATGGCGTTGGAGATGACGATTTTCAAGATGCCTTAGGCGCAGACGATGATCTAGATAAAGCAATCCAATACTATTTGGATGCTGAAAACGAGGAAGAGGATTATTAATGGCTGGATGGTATCAGAAAATAGCAAGAGATATTGGCGTTATTCCTGATGCCATTAGACATTATGAAGACGAATTAGTACAAGCAAAATCGGAAATTAGAATAAGAGGCAATGTTGAAAAAGCATCAGCAGATATGCCTGGTATTGTTGAACAAAGATTTAATCAATTACAAGAAATAGAAGCAATCTTACAATATATGAATATTGAATTACGTAGATTGCGTTCATCACATTTTAAAAAATATTTAGAAAATTACCAAAGAGCATTATCTAGTAGAGATGTAGAAAAATATGTAGACGGTGAATCTGATGTTGTTGATTATGAAAAAATAATTAACGAATTTGCACTGTTAAGAAACAAGTGGCTAGGTATTACCAAAGGACTGGATCAAAAGCAATGGCAGATTACTAACATTGTTAAATTAAGAGTTGCTGGAATGGAAGACGCTTCTATATAACACAATACCAAAAAACATTCCAATAAATATTCAAAATGAACTTGAATATCCCATCATATATCATCACAATGCAAGGCAATCGAACAAGTGAATCGTTATCTCAACAATGTTTTGATTCTGCTAAAAAATTTAATATAGAACCAAAAATCTTTCCTGCAATTCATGGCAAACAAATAGATATCGAATGGAAAAAACACAATTTAAAAGATTTTAAATTTAATCAAAGAATAAAAAAATTAAATCCTGGAGCAGTTGGATGTCTAATATCCCATTTGCTGTTATGGAAAAAAAGTATAGAAATAAACAAACCTATATTGATACTTGAACACGATGCTATAATAATTAGACATATTCCTCACAGTATTGTTGCTAAATTTACAGAAGTATGCAATCTTGATTGGTTGAGTAGATTATCTACAGACTATGACAACAAGGTTCAAGAGGATCGTGGAGAAGATGTAACTGTGTTTATGCAATCAAGACCAAAAGCATCAGGATTAGAACTGTATAACAAAACACACATCAAAGGTGCTCATGGTTATATTGTTAAACCTCAAGGTGCTCAAAGATTAATAGACGGAGTGTGGGCCTCAGGAGCATTGTCGGCAGATGTTGCAATTAACAGTATAAGATGTCTGCTAACTTATTCAAATACAAGTTATTGTCGTATAAATCCTGTTTCATGGAACTCGAAAAGAATGAAAGGTAAAATTTCTTTTACCAGACCTACTAAAGAAGACAAAAAAATGATGAAGGCGAGTAAGAATGGAATTTGATAAACTGCACATTGGTGGAGATTTGCCTAACAAGAAACCCCATGTAATATATTTCAGTTGTGATCCTACATATTGGGCAGAACATGGACAATACTTGGCACGAAGCACACTATCTTTGAACAAAAAAAATCTTGTACACGTTCATGTTCATATGATTTATGAATATGACCAAACACACAACTTAAAACATTTAATACAAGACGAAAATATAACATACACTTACGAAATACATTGTGAAGGGTTTTATGATCAATTCCAATTGGCAAAAGATCATCCAATGTTCAATCGAGGTCCAGAAATTTGTAACACAAAATCAGACAATGAACTGAAAAGAAAAATATACCTGTCTAGTGCTAGATTTTTTTATTTTAATAGATTTTTTGAAAAGTTTCAACACGTTATTCAATTAGATTCAGATGGTATTGCAAGAGAGCGAATTCCTCTACACGAATTCAAACTAATTTCAACATGGCCCGCGGCAATGCGTAAACCCAAAGACCCAAGTGTGTATATTGCTAGTTGTGTGTCACCTGGAATAGGCGAACCTGGTGACAAATTTAAAAAAGAGTTGTCACAAAATATGATTGAAGCATTTAAGAAGCCAATTTACTGGTTTGTGGATCAACACGTCCTAAAAGATTTGTTAGATGCAAGAGAATTTGTGTCTATCCCTTACAAATGGAACAGTTGGGGTCTTAAATCTGGTGGAGAAATATTCAGTACAGCAAAAGGTACAAAAAAATATGGATTTAGATACAAGTCCTTAAAATATGCATGGTTCAACGACAAAGACAAATTACAGTTTCATAAAAACATGGCAAACAAAGTAGAACTGGAAAAAATGCAACAAAAACTTAAAAAAAGAAATAAGAAAAATGCAAAATCCTAAAGGATATATTATACATTTAAAAAATCATCTAAATTCTGTTGAATGGGGTAATCATGCACTCACAACTGGACAAAAATTAGGTTGGAATATTGATTTATATGACGGTGTTGATGGTACGAAAGAAAAACTAGAAGATTATAATCTAAAAATTTATCCACATAGTAAAAAATGTATAAGGCTTTTATCAAGACCAGGAACACAAGGGTGTTTTCTCAGCCAATACAAATTATGGAAGAAATGTGTTGAAGAAAATCAAGAAATTTGTATATTTGAACATGATGTTGTTTTCAAAAAAACATTTTCAATAGACCAAAGTTTTAATGATGTGCTCAAGTTTGAAGGATTTCGACCTGCCAAACCAATGCCTGTAGGACAGTGGTGGGAAGGTGCTAGAGCATATTGTTTAAAGCCAGAAGGTGCCAAAAAAATCCTAAATTTTGTAAAAAACAAAGGAGCCATGCCTGCAGATTGGTGTATCAACAATGGCATTTTAGAAGTTGACTTCGATTTAAATAACAAAGTTACATTCGATTCAAAAAAATTTAGTTTCACAAAGGATTTAAAATGAAAAGATTAATATTTCAAGTAAGTGTAGGTAAACCTAGCAAGTTATACACAACTTGTATCGATAGTGTAGCAGATTATTGTAAAAAATATTCAATAGATCACATAGTATTAACGGAACCGAAACTAAAGATAAGACCAGATCCTTCAAGAACAGGTAGAAGTTTACAAGCAGTGGAAAAATTAGGTTATATGCCTATCTACGAGAAAGAAAATGCTTTTGAATATTTCGATAGATACGATCAGATCGCCATAGTGGACAGCGACATATACATAAAATCAACTGCACCTGATATATTTGCAGAATTAACACAAGAATATGACTTCGGTGGTGTTGTTGAAAGAGAATTACCGTTAACACCTAAATACAAAAACAAAATTACCAAATATTCACGCAGTGCTTTCACCAATCTAAAAGATGTTGATTGGCGTTGGAATCACTTAGGTGCTGAATTTTACAACATGGGACTGATGGTGATGAACAAATCATTTGCCAAATACCTTAAAGGTCAAACACCTAACGAATTCATTACTAGACCAGAATTCAAAGATTTTGTTGATGGTGTTGGTTTTTATAAATGGAGCACAGACCAAATGTTGTTGAACTGGTTTGTGAAAAAAGAAAACATGAAATGTAAAAACATGGACTGGCGTTGGAACTCATTGTACACAGCAGTAACCAAGGACAGACAACAAGAAAGTTTCTTCACACACTTCTTTCTAAGAGATCACTTACCAGAACGTGGAGAAAATATTAAAGAAATTTTAAAAAATATATGAATATAATATTACAACATTGGACTGGAGAGTTAGGACCTTTAGAATTAGCATCTAAAAAAAATATGGAGCATTATGCAAAATATTGCAAAGCGTCATATGAATTAATTTTAGGTAATCAATTTAGACCAAAATTAGATCCTTGCTGTCAAAAATTAATAATGCTGGATGAAAAATTTGACATATATGACGATGTACTAATGGTAGATCTCGATATGTTTGTAGTGAAACACGTTAAAGAAAATATATTCGATATACCCGGAGTTGGATTAAATTCTGCAATTCAGCAGACATTGTTTGCTTCTATGCTAAAACATAAAAAATATAAAAGATTGATGGATAAAGATGGTCCTTTTTGGGGAGGAGCATTTTGGAAATTTACAAATCAGCAAAGAAAACAGTTAAGAAAATTTATTGTCGATAGTGAAATGAAAATCTTTAATGGAAATTTTAATGACGAAGGAATAATACATAGATTAGCAAGTCAAGCCAAATTGAAACAAGCAGATGTATCAGAAGAATGGTGCTGGGGAAATTGTTTTCCTGGTTATGAAAAAGCAAAAATGATACATATTAGACACAAGTTCAAATTAGAAGGACCAAAAGTTTCTAAAATAGAAGTTTTAAATCAATTAAAAAAAGAAGGAGTTGTTGAATGAAAATATTAGTAACCGGTGCTACCGGATATATTGGTGCCCACTACGTTAAAGTTGCGGCTGAACATGGTCATGAAGTGATTGCTACTGATTTTAATTTTAATCAAAATAATATAGAAAAATATTCATCACAAATTATTGATTGGGACTTTCGTAAACCATCTCCAATGAAGATGTCGTTTGACAAAGTAGTGCATATTGGGGCAATGGGATCTGTTCCTTTATCAGTAAAAAATCCTTGGTTATATTATGAAACGAATGTAGTTGGCACAAAAAACGTGATAGACTTTGCTGAATGTGATCATTTTGTTTATTGTTCCACTGGTTCGGCATTTGATCCTGCCGCATCACCATATGCTACTACAAAGTATGGTGGCGAATTACTTACAAAACAGTTTAAAGAGAATCACAGTCTCGTTCGATTCTATAATGTGTGCGGTAATGACGGATTCAATAAATTTGATACCAAATATTCTCATCTAATAAGAAAAGCCGCGGCTGTGGCAAATGGTAAATTTGATACACTTGAAATCTTTGGTACTGATTATGATACTCGCGATGGAACTTGTATTAGGAATTATACTCATGTTATAGATATTGTTGATTCTCTACAAAAGGTGGTAGAAAATAAACCAACTGAAGTTATCGATTGTCTTGGATCGCCAGAAGGTGTATCTGTTAGAGAAGTTATCGATACAATGTGTAACGTATCAAAGAAAAATCTACATATCGTTGAAAGAGAAAGACGACTAGGTGATATTGCTGTGTCAACTGTACCAGATAAATCAATTTACTTCAAGCAAACTAAATCAGTTGCTGATATGTGTATAGATGCTTTGGAGCATGAAGTATGACGTTATGGGAAAGTATGTTAGTAGACATCCGATCTGAATTTCAAAATAAAGAAAGGTTCTTACAGCATAAAACTATTTCTAAAACAATCAGTCCAAATCAAAAAGGTAATACCTTAAATCATTTAAATTACGTAAGGAAAAACGAATATTTTTTAAATGAAGTTTTGCCTAAAGTCCTTGATTCAAGAGTTGGTGACCCAAAACTATTCGAAGGATTCAGTCAAGGAACTGCTCAACATTGTCATTATCTTATGGTCTTGTTGGAACATCTTGGTTTAGAGATTAAAGACTTTGATCATATATCTGATATAGGTGGCGGGTATGGTAATTTCTATAGAATGGCAAAGTTGTTAGGATACAAAGGAAATTTTGATATTGCTGATTTCCCAATCATGCATGAAATACAAGAATACTATATAAAGCAACACAATCTTGATCTTCCAAACTTTATTGGATTAGGAGATTTAAATCCAGTTAGCAAAAGTATTCTTTTTGGATTTCATAGTGTGAACGAAATGCCTCTTTCTGATAGAAGCATACTTGAAGAAAAGTATTATCTTTATGACCATGTAATGATACTTTACAACAATAAGTTTGATGGTATTGACAATATGGAATATTTTAAAGATTTAAAAGAACGCATAAGCAAAGATTTCACAGTAAACATAATTCAAGCACCACTGAAAACTAACGGTGCCTTTTTTATAGGATCAAAAAAATGAACCCAACTGATTTATTAACGCACAAACGATTTGATGTTGTAGTCAAATATCTGTATGCGGCAAATTTATCAAGTGAATTTTATAAAAATGCATACAAAGAACATCTCAAAATTTGGAATGGTTTTCATGAAAGAAATCCAAAAAAGAATGGGTTTGAAGAATTTGATAATGCATTTAAATCGATTATAAACAACACAGTCGATGAACCAGTTCCTGTGAATCCTGACGGACATATTGCCAATGGTGCTCACAGATTAGCCGCCGCGTTATATCATCAAAGACCTATTAATACTAGAAATACAAATTCAAATGAAAATTATCCTATTGAGGCCGATTACAAAGTCTTTCATAAAAAAGGATTACAAAATCATATCTTACAAAGAACTGCATTAGAATATGCAAAACTTAAATCCAATACTCATGTCATATGTTTATTTCCTATTGCTCATACACGCATGGAGGAAGTAATGAATATAATTGAGAAACACTCTAATATATTTTATAAATCATCTGAAGTATTAAATGCCACAGGACAACTTGGTTTAGTAAAAGAAATATATCTTTCTGATGGTTGGGCTAACGAAAAAGGAATAAGAAAAAAATGTAAGCAGTGTTTTAGAGGAATGAGTAAAGTATCCTTTGTGTTGATAGATGCAAAAAATCTTGAAACTGTTAAAGAAATGAAAAAAGAGATTAGAGCATTATTCAAAGTTGGTAACCATTCTGTTCACATTAATGATTATCATATAGACACGATTCGTATAGCAAAAACAGTATTCAATGACAATAGCATACATTTCCTTAATAATAGAAAAGACGTTTTGTTTCCTAATTACAAAAAACTAATGTCTGATACAAAATCAGACGACAATACAATTATGACTGGTTCAACTGTATTATCGCTATACGGTTTAAGAGATTGTAAAGATATAGATCTAATTTATTTTAATAATCCACCCGTTGACTCTCATAATCAATATGTAGGAACACTCTATAAATTAACTATAGATGAGATTTTTAATAATCCCATGTATCATCTATATTACAATGGATTTAAATATGTGTCTCTAGATGTTATAAAAAACATGAAGAAAATACGGAATGAACCAAAAGATGTTATAGACGTAAAATTAGCAGAGCAAATAAAATGAAAAATTTAATTTATCAAGTATGGGCTGGTGACATGAGACCTGGTTGTAGGTACAGTGAAAAACTTTTTAAAGAATACGCAGAAAGAATTGGAGCAGATTATAGATTAGATATAAGTCCTAACATTGCCAGTAAGTGTGTGCGTAAAGACGGTATGTATTTTGAATGGTTAAATCCTATGTTAGATGATTCGTTCCTTGAATACGATAATGTGTGTGTAATCGATTTGGATGTGTTTCCAGTCGATAATTTAACTAAAAATATTTTTGACGAGCCAATTAAAGACTTTGGCATCTGTACTGAACCTTTTCAAGGCAAGTATCGCGAATCTACAACTATAGGTAAAAACATAAACAAAAAGAGTGATGAACGATGGGCTCGAGCAGTCGAATCTAAGTACGGTGCGACTATGCCACGAGATGCTGACGGTTATCTAAAAGTATATAATGCTGGTATGGTAATGTTTACAAACAAAGGTATGCAACTTGCTCGAGAAAAATTTGTACCTTTTCAAGAATATATGGATTATATTAGAGCCTGCGGCTTAGGTAGATTCTACAGTGTGGATCAGAATTATTTTCATGCCATGATGGTAACACATAGTGAATATACTGAAATGGATAATGGCTGGAATAATTATGTCCACGGTGTACGTGGTCCTTTAGCATCACAAGATCCAGTGAATGATAGTAGAAATGAACTAACTAAATTTGTACATATTCAATTGAGTGGTGCAGATTATTTTAATAATGAACAATTATATAATATTACTAATTCAGCAAGATCAGAATGGAATGTGGAAGGTATACAATGATAGTAGCAAATCTTAAAGAAACAAAAAACATTAATGAATATCAAACTTCGTTAAAACAACAGTTGCAGAAAGCACATGGAGAACAATACACAGATTACCTAGACGAAATTTCTAGATTAACAAAAAATTCGCAATCTTATAGAGAAATAGGAACATTTCAAGGTGCTTCTACATCTACAGCAATGATGAATATGATCCCATACATTGAAACTATTGATCTTGACTTTGTTCATATAAATCCTCACAAACATATTTTTGAAACACACGCACAACAAAATAAAATAGAATTTAAAATGATTCAATCTGATTCGTTGAAATATAAAATAGATAAAAACACTGAAGTACTTTTAATAGACGGATACCATAATCCAAAACACATAGCAAAAGAATTGGACAAATATGCTCCGTGGACAACACAAACTATTATTCTACACGATACAACACTATTTCCAAGATTATGGAAATCTGTACAAAATTTTTTATCATCTCATCAAGACTGGAAACTTGTTTATAGACACACAGTGAATGCAGGCTACACTGTATTAGGAAAAAAATAAATGTGGAACAAAAAAAGAATATTTAAAACTATCAGTTGGCAACTACTAGGTCTTGCTTGGTTTATGAGTTATGCCCTTGTTGTTGGTGGTGATCTGTGGTACACATTTGGATTATCATTAGCAAGTATTCCTGCTGGTAGTATAATGTATTATGGGCATGAATGGTTATGGGACAAAATTAAATGAGTTTAAAAGAAATTTTTATAAAAAACAAATGCGATAAAGCAACAAAGCATAGATATTATGAATTGTATCAACAAGATTTTGACAAATTTAAAAATGATCAAATTAACATATTGGAAATTGGCACTTTCAAAGGTGAAAGCACTCAGTCCTGGCTTGATTATTTTTCTCAAGCAAAAATTTACACAGCAGACACATTTGAAAGAGTAGTCCCAGAAAAAATTCCTGCATTAAAAAATAATCGTGTACAATGGTTCAAAGTTGATAGTACTTCATCAAACTGTAAAGAAAATTTTAAAAATCTAAATATTCAATTCGATTTTATCATTGATGATGGACTACACACACCTGAAGGTCAAAGATTAACCTTTGAAAATTTAATTGATTTTTTAAAACCTACAGGCACATACTATATTGAAGATGTATGGATGCTGAATAAAGGAAACAATATGTCGCATTGGTGGGTTAAAAAACATCCAAAAGACTTTACCATAGAAAAATATAACCAATTAATAGAATCAGTGAACAAGTTCAAAGTTACTGAATGTGATTTTAGCAGTAAAAAAATTCCTGACAGTTATATCTTAAAAGTTCAAAAATGAAAGCATTCATAATAACATTAATGAAAGATGTCTGGAGTTTGTCTTATGCTGAACGTTGTTTGCAAAGCATACAAGACACAGTAAGCGAGATTGAAGCAA